TCCATCTGGCACATCACAAACACCAAACAAATATGTTATTTGGAATTACAAAGACAACGTGTGGAGCGTAGGTAGCCTGGATCGATCCTGTTGGATTGACCAGGGCGTGTTTGATTTTCCTATTGCTGGAGATAGCACCGGTAATATTTTTGAGCAAGACAAAGGCTTTTTAGAAGGTTCACAAGATTTAGGTACAACAAAACCATTCTGTCAGACAGGCCCATTGGAAATAGGTAACGGTGATAAAGTTGCACAAATAAATCAAATAATCCCGGACGAAGAAACATCAACATTGCCAGGAACTACTTTATCTTTCAAAGGCAGATTTACTCCTTTAGGATCAGAAACAGATTTTGGCAGTTTTACTTTTGAAAACGACGGTTATGTAGATGCCAGGTTCTCCGCTAGGCAAGTACAAATGAAAGTAGAAGGATCAACAACTCAAGACTTTCAAGTAGGAGATATAAGAGTAGAAACTAAATCTAGGGGTAAAAGATAGTGAGCAGAAGAGCTTTCACTAAACCCGTGCAACAAGAATACGATTCAAGTTTTATGGACTACTTTGTGTCAGAGGTTGAATATAGAGACGGTCTAAATGTTAAAAAAGGCGAAAGAATAGAGGTAGATGGAGCTGCTGTTACAAATGCAAGCTCAACGTCAAGAACAGTAGAAAAAACAGAAATAGTATTGATAAGTCCAAATGGAACAAAATATAAACTTAGAGTTGCAGACAATGGAACAATCAGCACAGAACAGGTTACTTGATTGGGAAGTTGAGTGGATAAGGTGTAAACCTTATATTGAGCGCGCAGCTAAACACCAAGACGCCTATACAATAGACGATATAGAAGATAAAATTCGCATGGGGCATTTTTTATTATGGCCCGGAAAGGAATCAGCGATGATTACAGAGTTTTTGGTATATCCACAGCATAACGGCATGAATTTATTGTTTTGCGGAGGTAAATACGAAGAACTCGAAGAAATGTATAAACATATTGCAGCTGTAGCAAAGCAAATGGGTGTTAAGAGATTGTATTGTGGAGGGCGTCGCGGCTGGCATAGAAAATTAAAACATTTAGGTTTTGAAAAAGAATACGTTTTAAGGAAGGATTTATAAATGGCAAAAGGTTCAACAAAAACACAGACAACAGCAGACGTCCCTGAGTATTTAGAAACGGCATATAAAGAAATGGTCGATCGAGGCCGCGCTCTTGCTGACACGCCGTTTACGCCCTACACAGGGCAAATGGTAGCAGGCTTTTCTCCGGATCAAATACAAGGGCAGGCAGATATTAGAAATTTGGCTAATCAAACCGCTGGCTTTAATCCAGCCAACTTATATATGAATCTTGCAAGTCAAGCAGGCCAAGACATAGGTTTATTTCAAAATTTGGGTGGTACTCAAATAGGAGACGTTGCTTCTCCCCTGGCGGCGTCTCTTTTAGATACAGACATGAGCGCATATCAAAACCCTTTTCAGCAAGCGGTGATAGACGCGTCTTTAGTAGATATTGATAGAAGAAGAGACCAGGCAGTACAAAGAGCGCAAGATAGAGCAATAAACGCTGGAGCTTTTGGCGGCTCAAGATCAGCAATATTAGAAGGTGAGGCTACCAGGCCTTTTGAAGAAGAGGCCCTAAGAACCATTACAGGTCTTAGACAGCAAGGTTTTGATACAGCGCAACAAGCAGCATTATCTGATGTTGATAGATTGCAACAAGCTAACTTGCTGGCATCGCAACAGGAACAGCAAAGAGCTTTAGCGCAAGCAGATTTAGACCAGGCTTACGGTGGACAGTTTGGTGATTTCTTAAATAGAACAAGAGGTTTACAAAGAAATTTAATAGGTGACGTAGCTAATTTACAAGGAATCAATTTATCTAATTTATTAACATCCGGGGCAGGGCAACAAGCTCTTAACCAAGCAATATTAGACGCTCAAAGAGCTGAGTTTGACAGAGAGCAAGCAGATCCATTGATGCGTTTTGGATTATTTCAGCAAGGTGCAATGGGTGTTCCAACTAGTGTAATTGGAGAAACTACAACGCAAAGACAAACAGCAGGTATTGGAGATATTTTAAGAACCGGAGCTAGTTTGCTCGGTGGCGCTATGTCTGGCGGATTATTGCCAGCAATCGGCGCAGCTGCAAGCACAGCTGTTCCAGCGGCCACAGGAGGAAAAGGCGGTATGGGTATGGGTGGAGGTAAAACATAATGGGTATGCAAGGTAGAGGTATGCCACAGCCAATGCCTAAACCATCAAGAGTTCCGGGGACAAAACTCAAAGCGCCAGGACTAGGCTTGGCCAGATCTTTTGGTTTTGATCCAAACATGCAACTACAACCTGGACAACAATTAACAGATCCAAGACAAATACAACAGTTTCAAGACGCAAGAAACAGAGGAATCGGGGAGCTGTTGTTAATGATTAGCGATGCTTTTTCACCACAGGCTTTAGCAGGAGAACCTGTTATGCAAGAAAGAGCTTTAGAAAGAAGGGCGGCTAGAGAAACAAAAGCACAAGAATCGGATATGCCTACATCCGTGCAAGAATTTTTGTTTGCTAAACAAACAGGATTTGAAGGCGGTTTTGCAGATTTTTTAAACCTTAAAAAAACAGGAACAACTATTAATGTAGGCGGTCAAGATGGGTTCAGCGCATCAACCTTTGGTGAAGAGTTTGAAAAAACTGTAGCAAAAGATTTAGGCAAATTTGCTGCTGGAGGCTTTGCTGCCGTTGAAACAAATTTAAACAAATTAGAGGATGTCTTGAAAACGCTTGAAACTGAAAATGTTACAGGGGTTTTTCAAGGTACATTACCAGATTTAGCCTTAACTTTAACCGGGCAAGAAAAAGCGGTTGCGGTGAGAAATGATATTGAGTCTATTATTTTCCAAAGTTTAAAAGAAACTTTAGGCGCACAATTTACAGAAAGAGAAGCAGAGAGGCTTATTAGATCAAACTTTAACCCTTTGTTAAGTGAAGAAGAAAACGCAAAAAGAATAAGAAGGTTGAGGGATGAAATTAAAGCTCTAGCAGAAGAGAAAAAAAGGATGGCTGACTATGCGCGAGAAAATAACGGGTTATCTGGTTATCAAGGACGTACTGATTTTTCAACTGCAATTAAAGATATCAGCGAAAATCTTGATAATGAAACCTTTGATAATTTATCCGATCAAGAGCTTGTTGACCTTTACAACAAAAGCTCTGCCGATCAAAAATTACAAATACAAAAATACATTCAAGAATCTAAAAGAGCTGAGTAAAATACATGTCAAAAGAACAGTTAAGAAGCATCTTACAAGACGATCCAGAAACTTTGAGTGGCGGGGAAGTTTTAAGTCAAGCGATTAAAAATGTGCCTTCAAGCGCTCTGCAATTTGGTAAAGATATAATAACACCCATTCTTAACCCTATAACAACCGCAAAGAGCGTTGGCAGTTTGGCAAGTAGTGTAATAAATATAATGAGGCCTGGAGAACAAGGCAACGAACAACTAGCAAGATCGGTTGGTAATTATTTTGCCAATAGATATGGTGGCCTAGAAAACATAAAAAAATCTTTTGCGGAAGATCCTGTTGGAGTTTTTTCAGATGTTTCAACTCTTTTTACCGGGGGAGCTATGCTGGCTGCAAAAGCTCCATCATTATCTTCAAAACTTTCAACCGCAGCTAAATTTACAGACCCTTTAAGCGTAACAAAGCCTTTAGTTGAAACAGTAGGTAAAGTGACAAAACCAATAGTAGGAATGACAACCGGAGCGGGGGCAGAAGCTATAGGACAAGCATATCAAGCTGGAAAAGCTGGTGGAGACGCGCAAAGACGTTTCTTAGAAAACATAAGAGGACAAGTACCAGCAGAAGAGGTTGTTACAGAAGCAGCAAAAACTCTCAAAGAAATGAGCAAAGATAAAACAAGAAAGTTTAAATCTGGTAAAACACAGCTCCAACTTGAAAATAAAAAAATAGATTTTTCAGAGGTAAATCGTGATCTTAACGAATTTGCCGTAAAAAATAGTTTTGAAGGCATGACTACTCTTTCTACTAAGGGTCAAAAAATGCAACAAAAAATTTATAAAATTATTAAAGAGTTTGAAGAACAGCCAAGACTACATAATGCTAAAGGCTTGGACATGTTGAAAAAAAGAATAGATGCTGAATATCCGAGAGGTTTGAAACCTGGAGACGAAGCTGTTGTGGTAACAGAAATTAGAAACAAAATAAAAGAAAGAATCTTAAAAGAAGTTCCTGAATACGCAGATGTTATGAAATCATACGAAGATGCAATCACTTTAGAAAAGCAATTAGCAAGCGAATTGTCATTAGGAAAAAATGTCAAAGCAAGCACTACTTTACAAAAATTACAATCTACAATGAGAAATAACGTCAACACAAATTATGGCGCTAGATTAGATGCTTTAAATAAATTAAATCCAGAATTATTGCCCTCTTTAGCAGGTCAATCTTTACAATCTTTAACTCCAAGAGGAATTGCAGGTTTGGTAGGGACAGGGCAACTAACAGGGGCAGGAGTCTTAGGTGCTGCAAATTTGCTAGGAGAAACACAATCTTTAACTGCTCCTTTGGCTTTTTTACCAACTCTAGCTTTACAGTCTCCGCGAATCATGGGCGAGACAACAAATTTGATAGGTCGCCTAAACAGATTGCCTAATGTAAGACCAACAACGCAAACTTTAAGACAGGTTGGTATTTTGACTGATGAAGAAGCTCAAGCAAGAGAAGAGTTAGATAAAAATATTTTACGGTCAATAATGCAGTAAATGATATGGGCCGCGTCACAGAGCGTCTTGGACGAAGTGGAGAATACTTTGTAGCAAGCATACTTTGTGAGGTATCTGATACGGTAGTCGTAGTGCCTCATGGATCAGAGGCAGACATAATTTTTGACTACGAAGATGTTCTATACAAATGTCAGGTCAAAACAAAATCAAAAAGAGAAAAGAAACACCCTAATTGGCGATTTGATTGTCGTCGTGGCAGCCACACTAAAAACAGAAACTTTCAACCAGGACAAGTGGATCTGTATGCTTTCTTTTCAAAAGAATATCAAAATGTTGTATTTATGCCTTTTGATGACAGCAAAACACAAATGATTATTGACGACGATATTATGAAGAAGGCAGAGCCTTTAGCTTCTTTCTATCAATGTATAAAAGAGTTGAATTAAATATGGCAATAACCTAAACTACGCAAAAGTACATTCTAGGAGTAAAACATGCACAATTTAAACAATCTTTTTGATATATATATGCAAGACTGCGAGCGCAGAGCTGTAAAGACCTTGCAAGAAATAACCAGGATATTTGATAGGTACATTAAACCTTCTCTCGGCGCGCGCGAGCTAAGCGCTATAAAAAGAGGTGATATTGCTCACTTACACCTTAACTTATCTAAAGAAACACCATTTCAGGCTAACAAAGTTTTAACTTTATTAAGGTCTATGTTTAACCTGGCTATCACTTTGGATTTGATAGAAAGTAACCCGGCAACGCACATAGCAAAAAACAGAGAAGTCAAAAGAAAAAACTATTTGACAGCAGAACAATTCTTACAAGTAACTAAACAGCTGGACGCTCTTAAAAACAATAAGAGACATGCAGAGGGCGTTGATTTTATCTGGATGTTACTTCTTACCGGGGCAAGATGCGGTGAGATTGCAAAAGCTAAGTGGAGCGATTTACAAGGCAACATGCTTGTACTGAAAGAACATAAAACAGATCAGTATGGGGAAGATAGAGTTATACATCTAAGCGAGCGCGCAAAAACTCTCCTAGAAAATAGAGCGCGCTCGCGCGATAAAATATTTTCTATCGAGTCGCCTAGATATACCTGGAACAAAATTAAAAAAGCAGTTGGTTGTGAGGATGTGCGTTTACATGATTTGAGACATACATACGCATCCTTTGGTTTACAGAAGTTACCTTTGGCTCAAGTAGGAAACTTGTTAGGACATAAGGATCAAAAGACTACAGCTAGATACGCACATATTCATAAAGACGAAGCGGTAGAGTCAGCTAGGCTTGTAGGCCAGCATTTAGAAGAATTAATTCAGTCTAAAGGTTATCAATATCAAAGATGATACTGTTCGCCTTTGACTGTCTTGAACCATTGATCCCAACAGATAAAATGTATTCAGCTATCTGTAAAGGATCTTTGTTTTTAGATTTTGCTAATCTATTGAGATCCGCAACTAGATGTCTGTTAACCCAAACAGGCTTCCTATTGTTGCGAATTGCAATGGGGTCATCAAAATCTTTCAGTAGTTTACCCATAATAATCACCATAAAGTGAATACGGGTATTATAAAGTAAAAGGAGGTAGATATGCCAATGGACACGCAATATGATTTAGTCACTACTAAGAAAGTAGCTGAAATATTAAACATGTCGCCCAGGACGTTAGAAAATTGGAGAGGTAAAGGTATGGGGCCAACTTATAGAAGAATAGGTGGCAGAATACTTTATTCTATGGCTGACATCCAAAAATTCATTGACCAGGAGATAATAGAGACCGATGCCTAGACACGCGCTACTGTCTCCGTCAGCAGCTAGTCGCTGGATGAAATGTCCAGCGTCTCCTGTAATGTCACAAGACATGCCTTACCAAACAAGCTACCCGGCAGTAAAGGGAACAATAATACACATGATGGCAGAGACTCTGCTCAAAGACAGGCTTGAA